ATTATTATTACCTGATACTTTATCAAAAGCCATCTTTTTTCTCCTATTATTTATTAGTTATTATTAAAATTGATATGAGTTAACTGTTTATACGATGCGACCTTCTCTATGAGCCTTATCAATGTCTGCCTCAAACTTACTGTACTCGGAAGGTTTAAGAGATTTTACCTCTGCCCATGTCCATTGCTTTCTATTATCATTAGGTTGTTCTGCTGACTTAGTTTTAGAAATTGCTTTCGCTGCTTCTTTTTTAATATCAGTAGAAGAAACCTTCTTCTTAGAAATATTCCTATCATACTTATATAAGTCAATTGCCCTTGCTGCTTCCAATGGATTTGCATCATTCTTATAAAGCATATTTTTTATATACTCTGGTTGAACAGATGCCCAATCATGAAAATCTTCGCTTTCACGAAGTTCTGCATAGTCAGGATGCTTCTTTGACAATTCTACTTCTGCCCTATCTCTAGCAAGTTTGGATTGTTGTCTTTTAACTTCTAACAACTCTTCTTCCATTTCTTGTTTAGATTTCATAGTAGCTTCTGTAGTTAACTGCATAACAGAATCGTACATTTCAGGATACTCTCTTCTCCACTCTTCAAGTTCTTCTTTAGATTTAAAGGTGGGTCTAGTTTGTACCGCTTCTTTTTCTTTTTTAAGTTTGTAGACTTCATCTTTGTGCTTAGATAATGTCTCATCGTAATGCCGTTTTAAATCGTCATATCGCTTCTTAAAAGCGGCATCTTCTACTCCGACAGGGCGAGATTCATCAGGTTTCTTCTCGTCAGTTTCTTCCTTTGATTCTTCGGTGGCTGTTGTTTCAATTTCCTTATCCATTAAGTTCCTACTAGGGTGCTTATATGGACTTGGAGTTGCGAGTTCTTCTGTTGCTTGGGAATTTTGTTCTTCTACAACAGTAGAGTTCTGTTCGTCTTTTTCCATTTATCCTCCTTCGGGGTGCAGTTGGAATCTGGTCGCCCCTAATTTGCAGGGCCGTTACGCTGTAACGGGTGGCTGCATCATACCCCCACCTGTCATAGGTGATGGGTTTTCGCCTTGCGGTGAAACTTGTGGTTGTGGCTGTGGTTCAGGAATAGCCTGTTCCATAATTGTACCAAACTGTTGTCCAAATATCTTAGACATAAAATCTCTGAATTGTGGTATATTTAATTGTGTAATAACTTGTAATTCTTCATCTCTTAAATTTTGTAAGTTATTAGAAACTTCTTTAGGAGTCACTACTAATTCCATTGGATTATTAGTTGCAGATGTATCGGCGATATTTGCCCCCATCACTCCTTGTCTTTCTGGTGTATTTTGTTGTTCTGTACCTGCTATTGTTTCTTCTTCCATAATATTCTCCTATTTAGTATGAGTTTCTTCCGCCTCTTCTTGATGGGTCTTCTGTTGCGTTTCTAGCTGCTCTTTTAACGTGCTGTGCTTTTGTTTCTTTTACAAATGTATTTGTTTTTGTATTAGTATATCCTGTAGACTTTCCTTGTTTATTATTTTTATCCCATCTATTAGCAGCATCTTTTACAGGAGATGTGTAGTTAGAGGTTGCATATTTTTTATCTACTTCTTGAGCAAATTTGTCCTCTCCATTTTTTTGAATAAATTTATCCATAGCTTCATTTTCTTTATTTGCTTTAAATATATCTTTTTGTTTCTTCTCTAATTTCTTTTTTCTATCTGAGTAAACTTTGTTATTTCTTAAGTCTCTGTTATTTTTTAATACATTATTTAAGGCATTTAGTTTATTATCTACCTCTATGCCTATTCTAGGTAAATTACCAAAGTCCACAGTATCAATTCCAAAATTACCAAAATTTAAAGATACTAATTCTGGGGCCATTGCTATTTTAGTCTCAGCCTCTTCCACTTTTTTATCTTCTGTTCCTGTATTTTGAGTAGGTTCTTCTGCTACTTTTGTTTCTTCAGAACCTTTTATGATATTAAGAATATTATTTCCAACTTCTTTTACATCCTTTACAACCTTACCTGAACTGATAGCATCTATAAGGCCTACAAAAGGACTCATTTCTGCTAGTGCTTGGGGTAGTGTAGGTGATACAGCTATAATATTTTTTACTTGTGTTGTGCCATCTGGATTTTTTTTTGGTACTTCTTTACCATTAATTGTTTCTGTAATTATTTTTATTTGTGCACCCCTATCATATTTTTGATTTATTAATCCTATTTCTGAAGCTACATCAGCACCATATTTTTTTTCTAGTGCCATCATTTGTCTAGAGTTCATAGCACCTGTTTGACCCGGTGTGAGCGGTACTCTCTCATAACCATCTATTATACCATTGGTTACTGTCTTACCTTTTGGTGCAGGTCTATCATTACCACCTTGTTGTATTCTTTGGCATACTCCATTTATTAATTTAAAACCTGTAGGACATGGGTCTACTACGGGTTCAGGAGTTTTTACTTCTTCTGTAGGAGGTGTTACAGGAGCTGTTGGTTTTCCTGTTTCTACTGTACCTTTTCCTACATCAGGTAATGTACTTTGATTAAACTGAGGTAGCATACCTTTTTCAATCTGTTTTAAATTTCTAGGGTAGCCTTCTTCTTTACTTCCATAATTAATTATAGCATCTGGTCCTGTGTATTGTTTTCCTTGTACTGTCATAATACCATTAGTAGCTGTATTATAAACTTGTTGTGTTGTACTCACAGGTGCTACACCTGTTGATGATGTGCTACTTGAAAAAGGAAACATTATTCCTGTTGATTCTTTATTTAATATATCTGAAAGTTTAGTTGCCATTATTTTTTATTTAGTTGTCCTCTAAGATTCATTATTTGGTGCAGTAAAGCCGCTTTGCCCTGTAGCCTGTGGAGTTCCAACTCCGATGTTGCCACCTCCAGACCCTTGTGTGTCTGCGTTATTTGCTCCTGCAGGTACTCCTCCAACGCCGCCCATACCTGTGGATTGCTCGTTAGGATTTGCATTTTGTTGATTTCCATTCATATCTCCCATCATTTTCATAAATATTGCCGCTTGTTCAGGGTCATTAATTACCTGCTCTGGGTCTACATCCATAGACTTTGCAATCTCTTTAATAATACTGTGCCATTTAATATGTGGTGCTAAGAACTGATTAGAAGCTACTTGCATAAATGTCATTAGTCTTTGTGACCTTACTTCTTTAGTCATTAAGGATGTTGTTCCTTGTGCCTTGATATTTAAGTCACCTTCTATTTCTGGCATATCTTTATTAAACTGCATATTCCATTGGAACAATGTTTCACCCAATGGCTTTAGTAAATAGTCATCTATATTTTTTATAACTGTTTTTATATTAAGTGCTGCTGCACCCATTAACATTGACATTCCAGAAGCTGTTCTAGTTGTAGAATTAATTCCTGTTTGTCCATGTGAGTAAGAAGGTATGCCTGTTGATTCATCAGCTAACTGTCTGAACCTGTCAAAGATTTGCATATTCTCTACTGCAGTACTTGGAAACTTTAATCCGTGAATGGCTTGTCCTGTTTGACCACTCTGTCTTCTAAATATTTTTCCGGGATATACAGACATATCCTGACCCGGTACTAACATAGTTTCATCTACATCAAATACTAGGTTTCCTGCTAGTGCTAAATTATCAATAGCCATTCTTGCATGACCATTCATAATTGTTTGAGCATCGTCCATATTTTCAGGTATGCCTACACCAAAAAATTGATATGGATTGATTTCATAAGGGCATACCATAAAGGGATTTCTTGCAGGAGTAAAAGGATTTAATACTAGTCTTAGTATATGTCCATTACATACCCACGCATTAATTTGAACTTCATCTAGCTCAGAATCAAAACTATCAGGAATTTCAATACCTGCCTCTTCAACAAAATTCTTATCCATTGTTCCCCAGTATTCTAATATTTCAAATCTGTTTTTATTAAACTCTTCTTGATTCTCTCTATCATATAATGAGGTTTCGTAACTTCTTGTTTCGTAATTAGAACCCATTGCTAAACAATCTTTAATAGCAGACTTTCTAAAGAATGGTCTATTAGCTAAATCTCTTAGCTGAGTTCTATTATAAATGTGTCTTTGAATAACATAGTCAGCATCATTAATATTAACTGCATCGGGGTCTGGATATAAATCCCATAAACTTACAGCCTCTACTTTAGGCACTAACTTTTTTTTAGGTGCGTATTCTCTTTCACCTTCGTCATTAAGTATCCACTTGTGTTCAGCTTGTTCATAATTAAAAGGGCCTTTAAGAACACCCGTTCCAAGTAAACACATTTCAAACAACACATGACGCATAACAGATATAGCATGAGATTCTTCTAGTTGGTCATGGATTAACTTTTCCATATTTCTAGCAGCTTCATTTGCAGGTTCTATCTGTGGCATAGTTTTTAAATCAGGTGCTGCCCCTTCTTCAAATCCTGCATCTTTATACTTTTCTTTTAGTCCATTAAGTATATCGTTAGCGGTAGCACCGGGAGATATTTCTTTACCATCCCCTTCAAAACCATAGATGTCTTCCATTCTATCATCTTGTTCTTTTAAATTATCAGGTTTTATGTGAGCATACTCACTTGCACCTGAGGGTACAGAAGTAGGAAAAATCCCAATAGGAAACTTCCCTTGAGAAAATAATACTTCTATAAGTTGTCCGTAAGCGGCTAGTACTTTTGTTTTAGTTACCTTAACAAATACTCTTGATTTTTCTGAATCTCTAAAAGCCATATCAGAACCATAGATTCCTCTATAGTTTCTGTAGCTTCTTAACCATCTCTTCTCATCATAAAGACGAGACTGTTCTGACTCTTTTAATCTAGTTTCAATTATTGAGCCTAGATTACTAAATGTATTATTGTCATTATCGTCTAAAGAGCCTACATCATCACTTTCAGAAAATACTCCACCTACTGTGTTGTCTTCTATCATTTAAATTACTAGTAGTCTTTCTCGTCAGCTAATTTAAATACTTGTGCGTCGACTGTGTTTTTTGCTTTTCTACCTGCGTTAACATCTGTTTCGCTGTAGTCATCTGCAGGAAGACCTGTAGCAGGTTTCTTAACATTAATTTTGCTGTCACCTTGCTTAGATTTTTCATTACCATACATATTTTCTGGTAAATCGCCTTGCTTGTATTGTTTCATGATTGCCATGTTTTTTTCTCCTATGTTTGTCGTTTATTCGCAGTTGTCTGCAAATTCTTTGTTTCGTGTCTTATCCAATCTTTTATTTCAGAATGGCATAAAACCTCTGTCATAAAGTTACCAAAAGAATTAACAATTGTTTCTTCTTCTTTTTCCTTTAGATGGTACTGATGATATCCTACATGAAGTAATTCGTGTATTACTACGTTAACTGCATCAGGACCACCTCTTTGTACCATTTCTTTATCTAGATAAATTTTATAAGGAGGCTTACATATAAATGTGCCTTCTGCTGAAACTAGTTCATACATAACTTCGTGGTCTACTAGAATTAACTCTACTAAAAATGCTCCTATTCTTACAGTCTTAGGAAGATGCATCAGTATCCAAATACGCTATCTGCAGGTGCTGAGTCTTGTTTCTCAGTAGAAGTTAAATAATCATTTCCTCTAACTGATACAGGATGAGTTGGTCTACTCATACAGCCATACCTAAGTGCATCATAAGCATGGTCATCTGCAGTTGTGTCTACATCTTCAGGATTATTTTTATCTACAGGTAGCATTGGTAATGTCCTAATTAAATTTAAACAATTATTAAATATAAACATTGTTGGGTAACCTGTGTCTTCTTCTATTCGTAATCTTTTATGAACTTCTAATTTACCTGATATTCTACTTCTAGGACTTCTATCAGATTGTCTCCATCTGCATCCTTCTTGTATCATAGTCTCTGCAATACTTGGACCAACATCTCCTCGTCTTGCCCAAGTTGAACTATCAAGTACTCCATATCTTATGTACTCACCTTCTTCTGAATCTAAAACTCTTCTTGCAAATATATCGGCGGTATTTCTTTTTGCATACAGTTCTCTATACACAAATAAATTATTATCATAGTCTACTGCAAACCATAGACAACAAGCAGGTGAGCTGTATCCCCAGTCGGCTGCTCTAAATCTCATCCAATTTCTAGGTATGTCAAAAGGTTCTATGACATGGACTTGTCTGTTAAACTCTGGAAATGATGAACTCTCATAAGCATCCCAATCACCTTCTAAAAACTGTTTCTTTTGTACGGCGGGTAGTGATGCTAACCTTGCGTAGTAATCATCTGTCTGCATAAGATAGGGGTTATCCTGTAACTTTGCAGGGATAAACTTTCTTGATATCTTCTTAACTCCCATTGGGGTAGGTATTTCTACGTCAAACTGATTATTTGGCTCTGACGGGTCTACAAACATCTCTTTGACCCATGTTGAACCTACGTTTCCGGGATTGCCTGTTGCCCTCATATAGACAGGAATCTCAGGGTCTACACTTCTAAGGGATGACCTAAGAAAATTATATATATCGGCGGTAGGATATTGTGGTAATTCATCTATACCAATCCAAGTATATGATTGTCCTTGATATCTTAATGCGTCTGTTAAATTTTCTGCATATCCAAATTCTATTCTAGCACCTGATGGGAATCTCCATTCTTTTTCTTGTTCCCTCCACTTAGCACCGGGATAGGCTCTTGAATATAATTGTTGTGAGTGATTAATTAAATCTCTCAGTTCTGGCATTGTTCTTCTAACAAGTAATGCTCTATGATTTTTTCTATCACAGTATCTTAGAGGGTCAACTAACATGGCATAAGATTTACCACCGCCTCTTGCACCCCCATAAAAAACTTCTCTTTCACTCGATGCTAGAAAATCTGATTGAGGACCTTCATTAGCTTCAAATATAATATCTTTTTTATCAAATGCTTTTTGTATTGTAGGTGAGGCTTCTTCTATTTCTTTTGTATCAATGACTGTTTTAACTTTGCCTTCTAATACAACATCTAAATCTCTAATCTTTTTATTTTTAGTTTCTAATTTATTTCTTTCTTTTTCTAATTCTCTTTTAGCTTTAAGTACTCTGTCTCTTTGATAGTCTAATTGTTCTCTAGCACTTTCTCTAGCTTTCTTTTTAATATTATTTTTATTAGTAATCTTATAAAAACCTTGCCTACTAATTTTTCTTTGTGTTTGAGAAAAAATATAGTCAACACATTTTTGTAAAGACTGCCCTTTTTTATGGAGTGCTAAAGCATCTTCTAAAACTTTTAATTGTTCCTCAATAGGTTCTGCTATTGTGGGGTCAGTCTCAGATTGCCTATATCCAAAAGGAACTAAGTTACCTTTTATTTTTTTAGGTTCTGTCATTTTTTGGTGGTAATATAAATATCCCGTGTTGGACTTTAGCATTTAAATCAATGCGTTCTGTTTTAGATATCCCAACTCTATCTAATATTTGTTTGGCTGCCTCTAGTCTTATGTTTGCACCCGGTATACTTCCATCTTCATCTAATGCACCTATCATTCCCATAACTGCTTTTGGAGAATGGGTTGCTAACACACCTTCTGCTCTTTCAATTATTTCTTGCTTTAATGACTTAATAACTTTTTGATAGTTGCTCTCATCATATCCTGCAAGTTTGGCAGCTTCTCTTGGGTTGCCTCTAGCATCACTAAACAAATGCTCTAAAAAACTTTTTTGCTTTTCTGTTAATTCTTTATTAACTTCAGGAACTAACATTCTTTACCTTTTGTAAGTGTCTTTCTGTTCTTTCTTGTAACCACTCAGGAGTTTTTCTAAGCCCTAGTTTATCTTCAATCTGTCTTTCTTTCATACCCTGTCTAGCATTGTGAATCATCTGGTCTCTAGCACCATGTTCACTTCTTTGTATAAAACCTAATCTAGGTGCTGTGAACACTAATTCAATATTCTTATCTTTCAGAGGTTTTTTTCTTGTGGTATATGTTCGTAGTTCATCCCACTCTAAACCTGTTGTTTTATTTCTGTATGTGTATATTGGCATTACTTGCTAATTCC